ATATTGATTTCAGTTACATGCTTCCTAATACTAGCAGGTATCTTTGCTATTGCTTTTTCATACACAAGATATGGTTCTGTACGACCACCTTCCTTAGATGACCATCCAGCATACTCAACATTTCGTGCCCAGCTATAACCATATTGTGTTGAATATCCTACTGAGTTTGAAATGTAAATAGAATCCCCTTCTTTCACATCTTTCAGTTTTTTTACTTCAGACAACGCCCTGCCTTGAGCCTGTTCAAGACTGCGCACGCCTTTCTTACGAATAATAGTATCACTGGTATCGGGTGCGTTTATTCCTACACGATGACTAGACATATAAGAGCCAGTTAAATATGGAAGTGGTGGTCCTTGGATTATATTCATGAGGCAACTTTCAGCCGTCTTTTTTAAAAGATCTGTCATACCGCCTTTTAGCTTTGCAATAGCTTTATTGAATTGCAGATCATAACTCGCAACAGTAGTTGGTGAATATGGCTTTGCCATTATGATCTCCTCACGAACATTGTGTAAAGCGCTTCAGTTGGGTCAGTTTCATAATCGATGAGATTAAATCTACTCCCAGCTATTGTCACATAATCACCAACCTTTGGCGTTACTGAAATATCATTATTGGCTACTAATAGTTTTCTGTCAGTCATTTTAACATCGCGACCTTGAATTTCATCTGATTGAATTTCATCTGATATCGCTTTTATTGAGACATCAGAATCGCCAGATTCAGTATTTGCGCCTGTTGATGTGTTATAAGAAAATGTGCCAAGTGAATGATACACGAAAGTATCAGACACATCACCAAACGCATCGATTATTGTCTCTGCTGCATTCTGAAATACAGATTTTAATCCCATAACAATAACCCTACTGAGTCACTACAAAGCCATCTTCAGTCAACGGACTCCAGTAAATATGCCAATGGATGATGCCTGTAACACCTGCTCCGGCAGCACCTGTCCACGTAGCTCTGATGTAAGTATTCCCTGAATTCTTTGCTGTTATGATAAACGGAAAAGCACCATTCTTTTCTGTAGAATCCTCGTTCAATGTTGCAGCAGCCGCACTATCCAAAGACATAGCTTCACCAAGGGTTTTCGTTTTCATAAACAAGCTACCAACAGGAGCACTTGCGGTATCTACATTCCCAGTGATATCATACGCTGTTCCATCGTATAATTCCAGATTTAAATTATCTACATCGGCATGAATAGCTTCATGCACATCACCATAAATATAAATAATATTTACAGACCCAAGAATCTCAAAAAGGTTTTCTGATCCAGCACCAACAGGAAAGGTTAGTGTATGATAAAGATCGTCGTCATATGAAAATTTACTCCAAATAAACGCATCATCTGCATCCGTCCATTTTCCATCGCCACCACCAGAATAACTGTTTTCAATGGTTCCATTAGTGCAACCGGCATCAACCTGATATCCCGCCGTGATATGACCCTGAGACCCACAATTTTTCAATCTGGTCTTATCCATATTTCCGCTGGCATCGGGCAATATCCAGAAACCAATACTTACGTCGGCAGCTTCCCCGCCAGTGCAGCAATCTTCAAGCCTTACTTTATCCGCCTGAATTTTGAATGCAGCGATTAAAGGGCTTGCAGCACGACAATTCAATAAGACAGTCCCGTCACCGTTGGTATTATCAGCCGCCGACCCAACATAAAATCCAAGGTCGCCACTTGATCCACAGGTCACTCGAACATCGCTCACATAGCAAAAGATTCCAGTGACCAACACGCACGTACCATTGACAACAGGGTTGATTTTTAACGCACCGCCAGGACACCAGACTTTACAGAAATTACCTGAAAACGTTAATGCTGCACCAGAGGCAGCAGTAATCACAGTCCCGATCTCGGGCCAAAGTTCCACATAATTTTTATTTACATCAACATCTTCCACATAACTTCCCGCTTTTATCGTAATTGCATCACCAGCAGAAGAGGCTGTTATAGCCGCACCAATTGTTTTCTTTGCTGTAGATGGTGTAAGACCATCTCCAGTATCACCTGATTGCGCTGCATCAACATAGTAAACTGATCCGACAAACTGCGGAACATTTAATGTGCTGGATTCACTTGCAATATCACCATAAGTTGAATATGGACCAGAAGCAAATATAGGAGATACCCATAATAGGCAAATACTAAGTATAAGTAAAATTTTCGTTTTCATAAGTTATCTCCTACTTGTAAAACATCACAGAGACCTTTGCGGCACTCTCTGATATAATACCAACGGTGGTCTCAGAACCAAAGTATCTTGCACCTGGATTTAATTCAGCACCTGTACCATTAGTTGTATCTCCAGAAGGTACAGCAGCAATACCACCTATCAATACCCAAATATCTGCATTGGCTGCAAACACAGCATATTTAGCACCGGTTGGTACTGTAATAGCTTTATTAGTATTTGCTGTTAGAACATAGGTATTAATATAACCCTGTTCTAGTGCATAGTTCACATCGGGAACTACCGGTATATCTTCATCAGTTGATTGCGCTGGTGAGATATTTCTATAATTCAGAAATTTATCCAATGCGATTACATTGGAAGGAACAAGAAACATTACAGATAGTAATAGAAAACCAATGAATTTGTACATGATTACCTCCTTACAAGGGTACGCGCTCTACCACTAGAGCGTGATCCATAATGTTTAATAAGATCAAAGACGCTTATCGGCATCGTTTCACGACGATCATATTTATCAATATCCATCTCAAGACTACCAGCTTTTAAACGCTTGAAACCAAGTGTGTCACTTTCTGCGGTTCTATCTGAAAGTGATAATTGATATGCGTAAAAGGATGTGGCTTGCTGCAGAAATACAGGAATAGTGTCTGAATCGACAGCATATTCATCTGGGTCGCTAACATCCGTTCTTGGCCAACGTAATGCCTGTGATGAACTCCCCTTCACGCCGAGCCAGTCCATCTGTGCATCTAAAAGAGTGGTTGCATAAATCAGCGAGGCTTCGGCGCTAGACGTGCTAAGAGATGCCCACGTAGCAGATATGTGTATGTTCTGCTCCAAAAAACTGCTGGCAGACGCATATGTACAAAAAGAATTCGCGTTGGAAGCCGCCGCTGTTGCTACAAGAGTAAGAGACATCGTGCATCACCTTTACTTCTCAATAGGGCTCTTTTTTGTAATCGGCTTCGGCATTGAACGTCTTACAACTGGAGTTGGGATCACAGTTGGTTTTGGCTCTTCAAGTTCAGGTTCCTCTGGTACTAAAACCTCAGATACCTTTTCAATCACGACCTTCGCCTTACGCGGATCAGTTGCCACATAAAATCCAGCTGCTATCGATTCTTTCGCGTCAATTGTATGTGCAAAGATTACAGGTTTTCCACTGTCTTTTTCATAGATAGTTACCATTCTACGTTACCTCCGAGAACTAAGATTTACTACTTTTGGTACATTCGTTTCTACAATATCCAATCCATCTCTATGAATTCCAAGAGAGGATAATACTTTCACAGTATCGCCAATCAAACCATCTCTAAAATCAAAATTGGTTTCATTTAATTTCGTTGTGAGTTTGTCCAACATATAGCAACCTTGCTGAAACATACCCATCGACAAATGAAACATACAATAGCAAGCATGCTCTGGGGAATTGGAATATGTGAATCTATTTCCACTGAGCACCGGATTCTTTTGGTACTCTTCGTATGTTCTTAAAAACCCCTTAGCGCCATTAACCATCAAATCCATATCCTGAACCCACACACCATACTCAGTCATGTTCATAAGCAGATCCAGATCTTTTGGGAACTCTCTCAGGCCATCAAGCAACCACTGTCGTGCTTTATCTTTTTGCATAAGGTTTCGATAAACACTTACAGCAGTACAGTAAATAGATCCGTTGAATTTAACACCGGTACGTTTTGATGTTTCTACATACCTATCAATGTACTCGGATGCACGTTTAAATTCACCATAGGCCGTATATGCTTGTATGAGATAAAAAAGCGCAACAACATCATCAGGTTTAGCATCCAATCTCCTCAGCAGTAGCCCCTCGGTGCGTTTTCTCTTTTGTACCTGTTTCTCTGGAGTCAAATCATAGCCATAATGATTCAAACGGACAAATGGACATAGCACAGCATCTGGTTTACCTTTTGTAATAGTCGGTGTGTTATGAATAATACCACTGTACTTAATAGCACCATTCCTAAACAGGCGGACAGAATTAAATCGCATTGCCTGAGTATTCTGTTGGACATCGCTCAAGACTACGCCAACAGACATACAATCATCAGGAAGTTGTGCCAGCCAAGCCTTAAGGGAGCCTTTTGACGCAGCATTTTCAAGGAATAACTCTTCATCAGCATCAACTATAAATATCCAATCTCCTGTAGCATAGGATATTGATTGATTGCGGTGCTTAGAAAAATCATCCTCCCATGGGTGTTCAAATATCTTGGCCCCAGCAGACTTAACGATTTTCATCGTATCGTCTGTGGAGCCTGTATCTACAACAATCAGTTCGTCAGCTATACCTTCTAATGATGGCAAAAGTCTTTTTAGATTCTCTGCTTCGTCCTTTACCATCATACAAATGGATAACGTGACTGGTTTTCGCCCCGAATTTCCCATCACGTTCCCCCACTCTAGCTGTAGATCTTACCGAGGTAGCAATCATACTGCAAATTGGTGTTGGTGCCCAAAGTCACGTAGTGTCGTAAATACCTATAGACAGTACCATCAACGTCATTGGAGAAAGGAACAACATACCTACCTTCAAGCAAATTGTCAGTAGCCAGACCCGATGCACCAGTAAGCATATTTGCTTTACCAATTTCAGTGATTGCAAGATCGCAACCTGTGGTAAACGAAGCATTCTTACTACCCTGTAGCCTGAACTTCACAAGCTTGCTTGTCGCCAAGGTGGACGAGCTGGCACTATCGCCACTTACATTATAAACATTAAAGACCATATCGCCACGAGTCCTACCACCACCAGTGTCAATATATGTATCTGTCCCGACAGGACTCTCACCCACCATACTAGATGCGACTGTACCCTTAGCTTTCAAAACCAGTAGGCTGTCTTTCATCCGTCCTCTGGCGCTTCTCAGAAATTCATGCGTAGCCATTTTTATACCTCACTTTTTATTATTGTTCGTTTTAGTCATCGCACTCAGATGAGTGCGATCCACAATTCACGGTTACGCAGCAACAGCGGCATCCTTAATGTAACGCAGTCTTGCAGCAGCTCTTGCCCTAAGAATAGCGATAGAGATCAGCCATTCAACCCTGGTACGATATACAGGTTTCTCATCAATCTCACCCATATCACGCACATCCATTTCACCATTCTGAATACCGACTACACCATTTGCGGCAAATGACAAACAGTAGATGGAAGTACCAACGGAACTTCCACTAGCACACGCTTCTGTAAATGGCATAATGTCATCATAGTTGTTGTCCTTGTCAGCGATGAGAATAGGAAGATCATTATACATCGTCACAGTACGTCCAAACTCATCCTTGGTGTAAGTAATATAACCACCAACAGTGTACAGTCTGGAAGCTGCTGACAACCTACGCCGCATGGCCTTATTCATGAGCCAATGTGTTGGATCTTCAACTGCATCATAGAGCTCATCCAGCTTTGCGAGGGAGAGAGCATCACCAGCAGAACTTGCACCAGCGTTAACAAGCTGATCACCAATACATCTGACTTGCAGACCATCAAACTCTTCTGAATTGGTTTCAGTGTCACCCTTGACAATAGTTTTGGTAATTGCCAAACTCAGCGCCTTTATCTTCATAGACTCCTGAGCTGCCCTTTGATCAAAGTTACCCGTTTTCTCAAAATAGGTATCTACGTCAATGTCACCACCAGCTACGAACAAAGGTTCTTGAATTCTGTCCACTTCCCCAGTACCCTCTGCGTAAGCTTCGTTCAGAGAACGGAAACCAACTGAGGGTAGTTTTTGTTCCCTGTTAAAGATGAGAGAACCACCTGGAATATTCTGGAAAGGCAACTCACGCAGCATATCAGAGCTACTAGCGAACAATTCCATAACGGTAGCCTTCAGTGTCTCATCTCTACCAAGTGCCAACTTAGCAGATTCAATCAGTGTTAAAGCCATCTTAAAATACCTCCAAAATTTAAAATTATTAAATCATATGTCTCTTATGAGACATTACTCAGGCTACCGAGTTTTTTCCAAAACCGCGTTAGCGACGCAACGCTTTTAATCTCTCTTCTGGACTCATACGTGCAAATGCTTCTGATTTTTGACGTTGGGTGGCATCAGGACTAGTATTCCCACCAGCACTAGATCCACCAGGACTTGTTTTCAGGATATCATCCTTATATGGAGATTCATTAATAAGCGCCTCAATGGCCTCTTCTGGTGCTGCTGGATCTCCAGGCTTCGTCATACTTAATATCTTGTCCCCATTCCTTCTTACTGCAAACACACGCAGATTGCCATCCTTCTCTTCCACACTAAAATTCTTACCAAACGTATTATAGATCATCTCAGATGGGACATCTGTGTGCCCCTTAATAAAGGCGCTTCTGTCAAATGCTCCTTTAATCAATAGATTTCGTATGGCAGAATCCTTACGTTCGATTGCTTGATCACGCTCTTGCACTTTACCTGTGTAGGCTGTTGTCAAGTCTTTCATCTGTATTTCATATGCTTCTGCAACACCAGCCTTCAATTTTTCAACTTCAATGTTTCGCTCCTTATCAAGTTGATCCAAGTTTGCCATTGTCGCCAATGCTTTTTTCGCATCTTCTGGA